AACGATTAAAAGGCTTGCAGTTGCCCATGTACCCAATACAACTTTTCCAAATTGAAAAGCTGAATTGCTTTGAATTGTGTTTTGTTCCATAATCAACCTCATGTGTAGTGAGAAGCCCTGATCGCCGTAGGAAGTTGTCAGGGCTTTTTGCTGTCTTGTTGAAATTTAGTTTAGTAAACTAAACGGAATCGGTCAATACTTTTGTTTAGAAAAATAAACTAATTTTAATTAAGTTTATTTTTTTATGTTTTAATAGATAAAAGAAAACCCACCGCTGGGGTGGGTTGGATGGAGTTTATTGGGATGAAAATCGTACAGAATCGTAAAGAATGGCGAAGCAACACTATCCGCCATCTAGTTGAAAATGGTCATGACGCTTTAGGGGCTATTAATGGAACAAAGAAAATCGAGGAATATTTGTTTGATTCTGAAAAAGAAGTGATTGTTCGGGTTGAAAATGATAAGCAAAGAGAAGCCCTCAAATTGTTTATTGAGAGCTTACAGCCAACTTAATCTTGTAAAAGTTTATCGATGTCCTGATTTCTATTGTAAACGGTTTTATGGCATTGATTGTATAACTTAAGGTAGTACTCTCTTGGATTGACTTCCTTAGACTTAGCTTTGCCGTAATAAGTTTCCTCATTAGAAATTAAAAGCATTAAATCAAAGGCAACCCTTTCAATAGAACAATCTTTTATCTCAATAGGGTTGCTAATTTCTGTTTTATCTACCACTTACATCTCCTCCCGATCTATTAAAAATACTGTGTCGGGTTCACAGTTTTAAATTTATCTTCTTATTCGTTTAACAACTTGTTTCCACCAATATTGACCCACGACAAAAATACCCTCAGCCTCAATACGTTCAGGGGAGTAGTATTCATCTGGGTATTGGTTTTTATCAGTATTTGCGGATACCGCTTTAAACCCACCTTTGCCTTGATCATTCCAGTTGTATAGATACTTAATCTTTGTATCATCGCCAACTTGAAACGCGTAAATTTCACCATCAAAAATTGTTTTTGCTGACATATCAATGGAAATCGCTTGGCCATCTTTTAACTTAGGAAACATACTTTCACCACGAACATGGATTACCTTTGTGGTATCAGGCTTAACATTACACTCCCTAACTAAATCAACAGGGAAAAGCATTTTTTTATTACTAGGTTTTTCTAAGTTCAAATAACCACTGCCAGCACTAACATAAACTTCATCATAATAATCTATAGCGACATAACCATCAGGAATTGGATCGCCATCTTCATAAACTTCAATTTTGATATTACTTATGGTCGCATTCGATTTTTCAGCGTTAGATTCAGTTCCAGAAAGCAGCCATTCAGATGATGTATTTAAGGCCTGTGCCAATTGAACCAACCTGTTTCCAGTTGGGTTGTTTACTCCGCTAATCCAATTTGTGACTGTCCCTTTGCTCGCGCCAGTTGCAGCAACTAAATCCTTGTGCTGTAGACCTAGTTCTTTCATGCGTAAAGCAATTCGATCAGATGTGGTTTGCATAATAAATAGACCTTTTATTTGTTTAAAATACTAAACAAAAAAATTGACATAATCCTAAACTTATAGTTCAATTAACTAAACAATTAGTTTTGGAAAATAAACATGACTGTTGATGATCTTAGAAGTCATTTTCAAGCAAAAAGTGATGCAGAGCTTGCCAGAATCTTAAACCGAGACCGATCAGTAATTAATTATTGGCGGAAAACATTCCCATTAAAAACTCAAGCTACCTTTGAAGTTGCAACAAATGGAAAGTTAAAAGCTGACCGCCAAGCTCTAATTGATCAAGGGCAAGCTTATGAGTCTTGAAAAAGAAGATCTTCGTTTGAAGATGCTCCCAGACATGATGGAGCGATTGCGACTTATCGCAGATGTTCGCGGTAAAGATTATGCACATCAAGCAATTATCCTTTTAGAAAAAGCAATCATGGGGGATTACCACGAGGTTAGCTTAATGCTTGAAAGGGCTAATAAAAATAGGAAGAAAAGGGAGAGTTTGGGATTAGTTGGGCGTGTAGGGGTAAACCCCGAATCACAAATTTTAGAAATTAAAAAAGCCTGATGTGCAGTGTCAGGCTTAGTGTTCATAAATATTAGGAAATCTAGAACATGACCAATATATCAAAACACCCATGCGCTAACAAGTGCAGTGAATTTAAAGCAGAGCAGTGCAAGCATTGTTTGATTTCTACAGATTTCGAACTATCAACTGATGCTGATTATGTAGTGGGAGACACAGTGGTATTTAAAGATAGTGATATGCATGACTCTTTAATGGCAGTGTCTCAAGTTAATGAACATAGCGTGTTTTTGGATGGCGGGGAAAAGTTCGTTCTAAAGCATCTATTGAGACATGCATCAATCACAGAGCTTAAAGCTAAGCGCAGGTTATCAAAAGAAAACCGCACAACTTGTATGGGTGACGACTCATATCTCGAAAACAACATTTCACCACTTTGCAAAAGCTATTCAAATGATGAGCAGATTCATTTGAGTAAAGCTTTAGATGCACAAAAGGAGGTTTCATGAACTCCAAATTTCAAAAACAACCAGAGTTTAAGCAAGATCAGCAGGTTCAATCATTTTATGAGCCTGCACTGCGATTGCTTGATCTTATGTTTGAAAGAAAGAAACAAAACTTAAGATCAAAAGGTTATGACGAAAATAATGCCGCAGTTACCAAAGTTGAATTTTCAGAAACTATGGCGCGCCAATTTCGAATAACACAATGGCTATCTCAGCAGGTTGTCAGCAGCCTCATAAAAGCTGATCAGGTGCATTCATTTGGAGGTTACATAAAACCTAAGGCTGGTGAGTCATGAGATATGCAGCAAAGAGAAAGCAGGAAATATCTGTTTCTAAATCACCTGTTGAAAATGTGATTCCGTTGGAGCAGCCAGTGAAAATCTACACAGCAATAGAACTAGCTGCAATGCCTTTGTCAAAAATGAACGCAGCAATAGAAGCTCAAGAAAGATTTTACATGCTTGAAGAAAATACTCATATGGGGGGGCAAGCCATAGCGGTTCGCCGTCTTATGGAGGATGGACACTTGTTAATTCAAGTGAAAGAAAAGTCACGTACGCGATACAAGATCAACAACGAGTTTATTCCACCAAGGATTATTCGTCAGTTGGAAAAGCGCGGGTTAGTGAAATTAAAGGCGGTAAAGTAAATGTATAAATACCTTCATCACATAAGTGATTTCATGGTCGATACTGCACACTTAACTCCATTGGAGGAGTGTTTTTATCGCCGCGCAATCGACTTTTATTATTTAAATGAAAAGCCATTACCCAAAGAAACCCAGTCGGTTTTTCGTCGGTTACGCGCAATAACCCAAGAAGAAAGAGATGCTGTAATAAATGTGCTTAATGATTTCTTTGTTGAGCAAGATGATGGTTTTCACAATAAACGATGTGACTCTGAAATCGCTGAATATCACCAAAATGCAATCAAAAACCGTGAAAACGGCAAAAAGGGTGGTCGCCCACGTAAAAATAAACCCAGCGAAAACCAAAGTGAAACCGAATTAGATAATTCGGAAAACCCACAAGAAACCCAGTCGGATATTTTAGGTTGTGAAAACGAAACCCAAAAAAACCTTAACCGTAAACCGTTAACCGATAACCGTGAACCAAGTATAAATACACACACACTGGGCGAGACCAAAAACTCAGCTCAGGAAAATTCTTGGACTCCAAATCCTGAAATTTTGCTAAACGTGATTCGACAAAGCATGGGCATTCAGGCTGAACAAGTCATCGCTATGCCTGATTACGATTTCCACCTGGGTAACTTCAATGCCCACTGGGAAAACAAAACAGATCTCACTGAAAACCAGCGAACGAGAAAGTTTGCTCAGTGGTTGATTCTTGAGTTCAAAAAAATCAAACCATCTGGACAACAGAAACCATCAAGCAAAACAAATACCGCTGTGAGCAGAAATGTGAATGATGCATGGGGCGAACCAGAGGATTACGCGCCTGCTGTCGATGATATTGATTTGGAGGGTATGCTGTGAACGCACTAGCAAAAGAACTCACTAAAAAAATCACAGAAACCAATCGGTTTTGTGAAAAACACAAAGAGCGGATGATCAGTGTTGGTGGTCGAGATTTCTGCAAAACATGTGCTTTAAAATCAGTTGAGCAGGCGCAAATTGATCACCATCAAGCTGTGAATCAGATGGTTCGTGAAAAACACTTTGCAGGCGCAATGCTTCCAGATCGGCATCTTGAGAGTGGTTTTAAAAATTACATTGTTCAAAACCAAGGTCAGAAAAATGCTAAAGCACAGTGTCAGTCATTTGCTAAAGACTTCAATGCTGGTGTTAAGCGCAATCTAATCATGGTTGGGCGAACTGGCACAGGTAAAACCCATTTGTCATGTGCGATAGCTCGCAATGTTTTGGATCAGCGCAGCTATGTTCGCTATGTGACTTCTGAAGACATGGCAAACGAGATAGCCAATGCTTGGACTAAAACCGATGACAGCGAAGCAAGCGCCGTGTGGCGTTTCACTGATTATGATCTTTTAATTATTGATGAATATGGCTTGCATGATCAACACGAAAGCCGATTGCAACTTGTGCACAAAGTTCTTTATTCGCGTTATGACGCAAAAAAACCAACGGTCTTAATTTCAAATTTATCACTTCATTCGACTGAAAATTCACAAGGCTTGAAAGACAACTTGGGTGACCGATTGTGGTCTCGTTTCCAACATGACGGATTAACTTTGGTTGAGTGTAACTGGGCAGATTCACGTATTGGTGGCAATCATGGCTAATCTTAAAAAAGGCGATCGAGTGAAAGTTGATTTCACAAACAATCAAGAAACGATTCATGCAGGCTTACGATTCACTGGTTACGGTGTTTTGGATCGAGTTGAGGATGGACGAGTGTTTGGAAGATTGGATGATGGACAGACGTTTATGTGTCTTGAGGGTGATGTGGAGGTAAGACAACACAAATATGACTGGTCCGTTATTCCTGATCATGTTGCATACATGGCTACAGATGCAGATGGAGTTGCATGTGGTTGGTTAGTTGAGCCAAAAATCATGGGTGATGCATGGAGAAATCAGTCGCATCTATCAGCCTTTTTTTACATTCAGTCGAGAGAAAACTATAAAAAACATTTTCGTGGAGATTGGAAATTTTCACTTGAGAAACGTCCTGAGGAGCAAAGCCAATGAATGCGATCCAATTCATAAAAGAGCACGGTGTTGAGAAAGCAAGGGAGGTTGTTGAGGGTGCGCCTGATGGTGCTACTCATTATTTTAATGGCGATTATGGATTAACAGATTTAGAGGATTTAGAACAAGCCATCGAAGACTACGAGGCAATTGGAGGTGAGCATGTTTAAGGTCGGGCAAGATGTGGTTTTAAAGAATAGCAGTCAAAACAAGGTCATGAAGATTCAAGCCTACAACGAAGAATTTATTAGAGCTTATTGGAGCAAAAAAGAATACTCGTTTGCACATGAGTCAAACTTTAGACATGCAACAGAACAAGAAGTCGCAGCAGGTCATCGCATTGATGATAAATCAGGCGTAACAGTTATAACACCAAGCGGAACTAGCAGAGTTAAAGGCGGGCTGACTGCATTTGTTGACATGGGCGACGACTCGCACATTGAGAACCATGTAAGTCCGCTTTGCAAAGTTGAAGCGATTGGGATGAGTGATTTTGAGAAATATTGGGAAGAGAATGCGTCTAAAGATTCATGGGTCAATAAGGCTGTGGCTTGGAATATTTGGAAAGAAAAACAATCCAAAATTGATGAGCTGCAAAAGCGGCTGGATGCAGCACTTAAATTAATCCCAAGCCTCAAATCTGAAAATGACTTATGGGGATGCGAACAAGTAGAGCGTCAAATTGAATTGTTAGAGCAAGCGCTCAAGGGTGGTGGGGATGAGTGACTACATGAACATGACACTTGAGCAGCTTCAGCAAGAACATGCTGAGTTGCTTCTATTTAATGATGAGTTGGATCGTAATTGCAAGGCTCACAAGGCAAAGGCTAATAAATATCAAACGAAATGCTGGCACATACAAACTCTTTTGATGAATCCAGTTGATAAAGACATGACATTGAAAGCAATCAAGACTGTGATTGAAAGGGTTGGTGAATTTTAATGACATCAATGAGCGTCGAACAGTACCGCCGTGAAATTTTAAAGCAAAGTGATAAGCCTAAGGTTGCTAAACGTAACAAGTTCAATGCTCAGAAAGTTGAATTAGATGGAATGACATTCGATAGCAAGAAAGAACACAAGCGGTACATCGAGCTTAAAGCAATGCAGCAACGTGGGGAGATCTTCGGTTTAGAGCATCACACTAAATTTGAACTTGCACCAAAGACTAAGTTAGAGGGAGAGAAAAGGGCAAAGCCAGCACTGCGTTATTTTGCTGATTTCACATATTACATCAGCTCAGGTGAATACATTGTTGAAGATGTTAAATCGGAGGCTACTAGAAAGCTTCCAAGTTATCGCACTAAAAAACACTTAATGAAAACGGTTCACGGCATTGATATTACAGAGGTATGAGCATGGATACAGTAGCAGCTAAGTTTGAACAATTTGAATGGTTGACTCATGGTCTTACTGCGAGTTCACCAAATCTTGAACCAAGCGTACGCGGAACAGGAGAAAGACCTTTGAATTATCAAGACCGCTTGGGTGCTATTGCTTCAATGGATACTCAATTAGCAAAGTCAGTAACAGCGTTGATTGTGTTTGAGGGTAAATCTCAAAGTGATTATGAGTATGTTCGCCAACACTTGGCTAATATCTTAATCAAGAATGCAGTGAATGATAAGAAGCGAGAGCCTGAGGGTATCGCAATGTATCACCTAGGATGGCTAGTAGCGAAAATGGTTTTAGATTTCGCCTTAGACCCTGATTTAGAGGATAACTACACTGCAAAAGGGCGGTTAGCTTATGTAGGCATTAGGTCAAATCAAATGAGTGTTGATTGTTATAGAAAGACATGGAAGGGTTATGAAAACCTTATGACAATGTCAATTGAGTCAGCAATTGATGAAGCAGCTAAAGCAGTGGAGAAATATAGAAAAAATACTTACAAAGATATGAAAGCATAGGGATTCCATTATTTCGGAAACTAGCGTATAGTTTTAATACACTGGTCGTACTACACAGTAATGTGACCAACAGACAAAAGCTCATCGAAAGGTGGGCTTTTTGCATTTCAGGGGAAATGTTATGAAAGAACGTTAGCCAGTTTAGGCAACTTGGATTTGTGACGCTTTCTCAAATAGAGTGAGCTAGAAGCGCAAACGGTGGGATGCAGAAACCAGCCGTATAAATCGGTTTGAATCCAGTGTGACCTCATCAAGCACTGAGTTAGCCACAGAGCCGTCAATTGGGGTGATTCCCCGAATATGATAGTTTGAAAGACACAGAACAAATCAATAGCTAACTTTGAAATGTTTGTAGTGTTGAGTAGCGGTAGACCAGTAGCCGAGCTGGTCAATATCGTAATCTAAGGCAAGGGTGTGGCAATTTGCCATGCCCTTTTTTATTGCGTCATTAGCTCAACTGGTAGAGCATCGGTCTCCAAAATCGATGGTGTGGGTTCGAGTCCTGCATGGCGTGCCATATTCCGATGAACGGTATATATTTTGGTTAAACAGTGTCATACACTCTAGTTAGAACTTTCCTGTAGTTCATAGTTTTATCCCGCATTTCCCCAAATGCGGGTTTTTTTATGCGTGGAGAAAACATGCTCCAATTCTTAAAACGATTGTTCTGCATTCATGCTTATGAATTCGATTACGACACTAAGCGCGGATACACGTATGAGTGTCGCAAATGTGGTAAAGACTACTAATTTCTCTATAGTCGAACGGATTACGGCACATAAAGCCCTGTCAACATACTAGTTATTGCGGGGCTTTTTATTTTCTTGTTTGGAGTCGCTTATGTATATGCCAGAAATTGATCCAGCCGAGCATTTTAAAATTAAGGAAAAGTTGATGATGGAAGGATTGAGGCGACTAGATCAAATAATTGATGCTGAGTTGGATCGCCATTTTAGTGCTGAGATCAAACCATTAACACCAAGAGACGAAATTAAGCCATGTAGTTTTAAAACAATTAAAAATAGACAAAAGCGCTTACGGAAAATGAATAAAAAGAAATGAGGTGTTTATGCATCACAATATTGATAATGAGATACGGGAAACCGAACAAGAATTAAAGCATCTGGGCAGTTGCACAACAAAAGGCCGTACACAAGAACAGATCGCTCAACAAGATGAGCGATTTTTTTTGGCAATTGCAAAATTAAAGTGGTTGAAAGGTCGCCGTGATGTGAGGGTATTTGAATGGAAGCTGATAAATATCTACAACTCACGAGAAAACGTCAGCCCAAACAAAGCCAAGAAATAAACCACTGCCGAAAGCAAAACAAAACTATTTAGAAGCTTTTGAAAATTTTGAACATTCACTTCAAGTTTTTGAAATTAAGTATGAAAAGTTATTTCAGTTTGATTCTACAAAACACTGGCGTTTTGATTTCTATTTGATTGAGTATCGAATCTTGATGGAAATTGCTGGTGGACCTTGGTCAGCAGGTAGAAAAAGAAAATGTTTTTCTCATGATGCTGATCGTGAATGTCTTGCATATAAAATGGGATTTACTATCGTTCGTTTAGAGTCGGCCGCAAGATTTAAAATTAATGAAGCGGGGCATTACAGATCCAAGCTAGCTTTGCACAACAATGGCTTAAAAATTTAAAGAGGCATACATTTAATGAGCCAAATAAGACCATTTCCACCGACTGAATTGATTGATCAAGCTGAGGAAGAGGAAGCGATTCGATTAGCGCCTGCACCAGATTTAAAAGAATGGGTGATAGCTAATTACCTCACTGTAGATGCTGAACTCTACAATCCTGACCATGGCCATATTGCTGAGCTTCTACACGATAATGAAGAATTTCTAGCGTTTGCTTGGGCTTCACAAGCTTGTACTGTCAAAAAGCAAATGGTGCTTGGTCAGTGTGAAAAAGTCATGTTTAACGTTGGTGGATGGCGTAAAGCAAGACAAGAGCAACAAATGCGTGATTGGTTTGGATTTGTACCTGTTTATTTGATCACAATCGATGCAAGCTTTTGCGAACAAACTTCAGATCGTGAGTTTTGCGCTTTGATTGAGCATGAGCTATATCACATCGGTGTTGAGCGTGACGGTGAGGGCGAGATTATCTACAGCGACAATACTGGACTGCCAAAACACTATTTGGCTGGTCACGATGTTGAGGAATTTATAGGCGTGGTCAAACGACACGGCGCAAGTGAGAATGTTAAGCGACTTGTCGAAGTCGCGAAGCAAGCGCCGTTTGTATCAGATCTAAGCATCACTCGATGTTGTGGAACATGCGTTATCAGTTGAGCCGATTGGCTCATTTTTTTTGCCTATTTAGGTGGACGTAGGTGGACGGATGGTAGTTTATGGCAGCTCTAAAAAAAGAGATAAAACTCTATATAGTTCGGTCGCTTGCTATCTTTAACACACCATCAGAAACAGTGGAACTTGTCCACCAAGAATATGGGGTGAAAGTTACTAAGCAGCAGTGTGAAAAATACGACCCAACAAAGCGATCAGGCGAGAACCTTAGTGAAGAGTTGAGAATTGATTTTGAAAAAACTCGTGAAATGTTTTTGGGCAAGCCTGAGGCAATTCCAATTGCGAATTTGGCAGTGCGTCTACAGCGATATGAAAGCCAATATCAAAAGCATAGTAAAAATCGTGTGGCAGCGCTAAGTATTCTCAAACAAGCTGCAGAAGATATGGGCGGAAAATATACCAATAAGACTGAGTTTACTGGTGCAGATGGCCAACCCTTAAACCCTGAGCATGTTACACATGTTGTAGCAACGCCTGAACAGATAAGGCAGGCTATGGATGAACTCGAAAGTAAATACTAGCTTTCTTGATATGCAGTTAGAGAAAGAACGCTGTGAGAAAGAGCACTTATTCTTTACACGGCGTTTTTTCTTGCCTCGAATGGGCTTTAAGTTTTCAGTCAATTGGCATCATGAATACATTGCTGACAAGATAGATCAGGTCATATCAGGAAAGGTTAAAAACCTTGTCATTAACGTTCCACCCGGATCGGGTAAAACTGAATTACTGACTAACTTAATTGCCCGTGGTTTAGCGAGAAATGCTCGATCACGGTTTTTGTATTTATCGTTTTCTCAGTCATTGGTTGAGGACGTATCTGCAACGGCGCGAAACATTGTTAAATCAGTAGATTTTCAAAGTCTGTGGCCAGTCAAAATATCAACCAGTACAGATGCTAAATCTAGTTGGAAAACTACCGTTGATGGTTACGATGCTGGGCATGTTTATTCTGCTTCAATGGGTGGGCAAGTCACAGGCCGCCGTGCAGGTACATTGGCAAATGAGGGCTTTACAGGCGCAATCATTCTGGATGACCCATTAAAGCCAGAGGACGCTTTTAGTAAATCGGCACGTAAGAAAGCCAATCGTAAGATACTGAACACCGTCAACTCACGTAAAGCCAAGTCAGATACACCTATTATTTTGATCATGCAACGTTTGCACGTTGAAGATCCGACTAATTTTGTGATGACTGGAAACGTACCGGGTGAGTGGGAACAGATCAGCATTCCTGCTTTGATTGATGATGAGTACATCAATCAATTACCAGAGCATATTCAAGCCAAGGTTCCGAGAGATGTAGAACGAGATCAGCATGGCCGCCAAAGCTATTGGCCACTAAAAGAATCACTTCAATCGTTACTGCAGTTAGAAAAAGGTGGTGAGGATAAAGACGGCGCGACTGTCTCACGCTATACGTTTGCCAGTCAGTACATGCAGAACCCTAAAAAGTTAGGCGGTGATTTAGTTAAGTCTGAATGGTTTGGGCGTTACTTAGAGTTGCCATTGCTTAAATGGCGAGCAATCTTTGCCGATACGGCGCAAAAGATTAAAGAGCATAACGATTTCTCAGTTTTCTTATGTGCTGGTCTAGGGTACGACAACAAGCTCTATATCATCGATGTGCATCGGGGGAAGTGGGAAGCACCAGAGCTTATAAAAGAAGGTAAGAAGTTCATCAATAAACATAAAGCGGGTGATACCAAAATCGGGAATCTACGCTATATGGCAGTTGAGGATAAAGCCAGTGGTACAACTTTAATTCAAACCATTTCAAGAGAAACAACTATCCCTATTCGGGCAATCCAACGAGATACAGACAAACTCGTTAGGACTATGGATGTTGTTTTCTATGTGGAAGATGGTTTGGTGATGTTACCTGCTAAAGCGCCGTGGTTATTAAATTACATCGAAGAAATCGAGGGGCTAACAGCGGATATGACACATGACCACGATGACCAATGGGACCCAACAATTGATGCGATCGAAAATATGGTTGTGAATCCTTACGACCTTTTAGATTAAGGAGAATATCTTGGAAGAGCGCAATCAAACACAAGCGCCAGTCATTGTGAATGATGGTGCTTATGTCAACTTTGTATCGAATCTCAATACAAGCCGTGATAAGTCATCGCATGGCCATTTTGCGAAAGAAACCAACCTTACTGATTATGATTTCGAAGCGGTTTATCAAGACTGGCTTGCTAAGAAAATTGTTAATCGTCCTGTGTTGGATATGCTTCGGGCTGGCTGGTATTTCAATGGTTTAGAGGATGGTCAAATACTCAAGATCACTGATGAAATTAAGCGTTTACGTTTAGTCGAGCGTTTGGCAAAGCTGCTGATCTGGTCTCGTTTGTATGGTCGAGCGTATTTGGTATTTGGATTAGCAGATGGTTTGCAATTGGATCAGCCTTTTGAGATTGAAAAGTTAAGACAAGGTGGGCTTCAATTTTTCACAGTTCTAAAGAAATCCAAAGTACAGCCTTTAAATCAGGAATATGTACCTTTAGAGCTGAGCGCAGGTGAACCAGAACAACCAATGTATTACCAAATTAGTAATGGCAATGGCACTCAAAGCAAAATACATTATTCTCGAATCATGTGTGTGAAACACGGCGATGAGGGAGAGTCGCTTTTGTTGGCCATTTACTACACTTTGCGAAATTACATCGCAACCAATGCGGGCGCAGCGAGTTTAGTACATGAAGCAAAGATAGATGTGATTCGTACACCGGATCTAATGATGAAAATCATTGATCGTACTAAAGACATGATGGAGCGATTTGGTGCAGCAGCTTTGCTTAAAAGTATCAATGGCATGCTTGTCATTGATAAAGATGAAGAGTACGAGTCCAAGTCATATACTTTTGGCGGCTTACCAGATTTGATGCGAGAGTTTGGCCAACAAACGTCGGGTGCGGCGGATATGCCTTATACATTGCTATTTGGTCAAACCACATCTGGCTTAAACAATAGCGGTGAGTTCGATTTGCGAAGTTACTACGATCGAGTCAACACAGAACAAAACTGGACCTTGCGACCCATACTAGAACGGATATTTCCCGTGATTTTTAAAAGCCTGTTTGGAGCGATACCAACAGGCTTTAATTTTGTGTTCTATCCGCTCTGGCAGCTAGATGTAAAAACCCGATCTGAAGTAGAGAAGAACAACACTGAGCGTGACATCAAATATTTAGAAAAAGGGATTATCACTGAGGCAATGATTGCAAAGCAGCTTCAGCAAGATGGTACATACGACTTTATAGATGATGCTCATATCCAAGCGCTCGATGATTTGGCGGGGCAAATAGATGACAATTCTCAGCAACCTTAAGCCGCTAATTCAGCAAGCTCATAAAACTAAGTTAGGACGTAAGGCCAAACCACAGCCAATATTCATATCCAAGAAAACAGAGGTTGAATATTACAAGGCACTCTTATCGATTAGTCATTTATGTCAAAAGGGTGTGAAAGATGATATTGAGCCGATCTTGGCTTTCAATATGGGTGATTCAATTCAGATCCATATCGGAGATGGCATATTTTCCAGTGTTAAAAACGCACTGGGTAATCTAAAACAGAAGATCACGAATAGTATCGATTTGATAGCTGCACAACTGGCCACGCAAATCGTTTTGAAGCAGAAAAAAGCAAGTGATAAGCAAATAGCTGAAATGCTGCAAAAGTCTACTGGTTTGGATTTTACTGGCTTGATGCGAGATGAGGATCTACAAGATGCGGTTGATAGCGCTATTGCTGCAAACGTATCACTGATCCAGTCAATACCTAAGCAATACTTAGATAAAGTCGAAGCTGCTGTATTGGATGGCATACAGACTGGTAAGCGTTCCGATGAGATTAAAAAATCTATTTTGGATATTGGCCATTCCACAGATTCACGCGCTAAGTTAATTGCAGTTGATCAGCTTGGAAAAATCAACGGGCGACTCGCTCAGATTCGTCAGCAAAAGTTAGGTATTACTCATTACACATGGTCAACCAGTCATGATGAGCGTGTAAGACATTCGCACCGTTTGCGCGATGGTTTGATATTCGCATGGAATAATCCGCCGTCAGACGGACATCCTGGTATTCCAATTCGATGCCGATGTGTGCCAATCCCCTACACGGCGCATTTATTTGATAAGGATGCAAAGTCGCCCGAACAGGCAATGGCAGCGCAAAGTTGATTCTGGCAACCCAGTACAGTAAACAATAACGAGCAACTAAACCCACTCAATCGAAGTGGGTTTTTTATTGCCTATAGGAAAGCCAATGAAACGTTATTTACTTCACTTAAAGTTAGGTGACTTTGCACCTGCGCAATCCACAAGAACCCTCACTCCCGAGGGTTTTTTATTGTGCAAAGATGCTCGACTCGGCAAAGCGCCACAGGTACGCCAATACTATGCTGCTGAATTTAATGGCATAGAGGGCTATACACCTGATCAAGTCATTAATGTCTTTAGTTCAGCCGATGAGCTATTTCGACCTGAAACAATTCAGAGCTATCAGGGTGTGGATGTCACAGACAATCACCCACCAGGTAATTCTATCAATGCAGCGACATGGAAAACCCATTCAATCGGGACGTTATTCAATGTTCGCCGTGATGGGGATTATCTAATTGGTGATTTGCTGATTAAAGACAGTGATGTGATTCAGCAGATTCAAAGCCAGGAGCGTTTGGAGTTGTCTTTAGGTTACGGCGCTGAACTTCATCTTATCAGTGGAACAGCTGCGGACGGTACGCCGTATCAAGCTGAATTCAAAAACTTCTATGGCGATCATGTTGCCTTAGTCAAATATGGTCGATGTGGTGGCGATTGCCGTATTGGCGATCAAAACCCAAACATTCATAAACCAAAATCATTGGAGAAAACAATGAAAATTACTGCAAACGGTATCCCTTTTGATGTAGCAGACAATGAGCCATTAGGCGTTGCGATCAAGAAAGATCAAGACCTATTGGCAAGCCTACAAAATACAGTGAATACCAAAATCAAGATTGGCGATCAGGAATTTTCAATTTCTGAGGTGGCTGCAATTCAGGTTGTGATTGACAAGATTGTGGCAGATGCCAAGGCCAATGCTGACAAGTTGGTGGAACTGGAAGCAAATCAGGTTACACCAGAGAAGCTGGAAGCCTTAGCCAATGAGCGTGCTGCGGTCATTACCGATGCCAAAAAGTTAAATGCCAATGTCAAAACCGAGGGGTGTTCCTGTGAGCAGATTAAGCGTGAGGCTATTACTGCCAAAGCTGGCGATGCGGTTGTTGGTGCAATCCTTGGAACAGTTGCAATTAGCGATGCAAAACCTGAGCAGGTTGACATGGTGTTCCGTGCGCTTGTTGCAACCAGTGGCACTCAAACCCCGTCAAGCCCAATTAATAGTTTCTTTACGGGTGATAGCCAAACTACCCCACCAGCAGGAGGGAATGGTTCGACACCTGCACAAGAACAGGGCTATGACAAAACAACAGCTTGGAAAAAAGATATTTAAGGAGCTAATAAATGCAGCTTAATTCAAAAGTGGCGGTAGTCGGGCAACGCCTTAAAAGTACGCCTGAAGATGTGCGTTCTATGCCAATGGCAGGCACAGGCACATTAAATGATGGTCAGGTCGCTTGTGATGCAGGTGACGGCGTTCGTTGTGCTGCTGTAGATGGTGTGCTGCGACCAGTAGGCATCGTTGTGCACCAACACATTGGAAAGAACGGAACTGATGCGACTGGTAAAGAGGCATACAAGCAATTTGATGTGCCGCCGATCATGCGAGTCGGTCGAATCTGGGTAAAACCCGCCGTTCCAATTACGGCTACAGGTGGCAAGGTTTATGTTCGCACAGCGAATGCAACCACTAACAACCCATTGGGTTCATATCAAACAAGTGCAACAGATGGAACTGAATTAGTTGGCGCTACTTGGGACAGCATTTCAAGTGCTGATGGCATGGCTATTGTTCAATTACGCGGGGCTTAATACATGAATCGTGAACAACTTATTAATCGAAAGCTCGCCCTGTTTGGTGGTGTAGCGCCATTACTACAAGCGCATGTAGGGGATGCTTTCAACCTTAAAAACTTGGTTTCGTTATTGGTAAAACTTGAAACCGATAATGAAATGACACCGCAAATGGCAGAGGCAACCGAATATGCTTCTTACATCCCTGTTAAGACAAATTTCCCTGCGGTGATTGGGACAAAGCACTCATTGCAGCGTAAGAATGGCGTGGGTGAGGGGCAGGATTATAGTGGCACGGGTATGGATTTCCCGCTTGCTGAAGTGTTATATGACAGTGTTGATTTAGGGGTTCGTGCAGGTGTTATTGGCTATCAATATTCAATGCTGGAATTAGCTACCGCATCACAAACAGGCATTACCTTGGAAGCGGATAAGATTCAGGCTGCACGTCTGGCATATGAAAAACATATGTCACGAATCGCATGGCTTGGCGAGCCAAGTGCTGGATTAAAAGGTTTCTGGAATCAGACTGGTGTGAATGTTCAAACGGCTTTAAAAGACTGGGAATCTGCAACGGCTGACGAGATTCTTGCAGATTTTAATGACATTCTTTCTGATGCGATCGATGCCAGTGAGTTCAATCCATCAGTTAGGCCAGATACGGTGATTCTGCCAGTAAGTTTAATGCGTATCCTTACCCAGCGCCGTATTGCTGATAATTTAGAAACCACTTTGTTTGAATGGATTTCTAAAAACAACCTTCTGGCGCTTGAGGGTAAACCACCAACTATTCGCTCATCTAGTCGTAGTGAAAATATTGGGGTAGGTGGAACACGCCGTATTGCTGTATATCGCCGTGATCCAGCGTGTATCGAGATGCGTATTCCGCAGGATGTCCAATTCTTAGCACCACAACCGCAAGGCTTGGATTTGTTTACACCAGGTCACTACCTGTATCAGGGCGTGTGGTTAAAACGTGTGGACAGTCTACGTTACCTAGACGTACCTAAACCTTAACCAATTCAATTTAACGATCAATGACTAAATAGCCGCAATTACGCGGCTTTAGTCATTTTTGGAGCAATGAAAATGCCGAAATATACATATCAGGGTGAACACGGTCGCCTATCAGCACGTACCAAATTCGGTGCGGTTGTATTGCCGAAAGGCGTAGAAGTAGAACTTACAGATGATCAGCATGAGGCCTTGGCAAGTCATCCTGTGTTCACAGCATTGGAAAAATCAGGTGAATTGATCATATCTGAAGTTAAGAAAACCAAGCCTAACAGTAAAGCAGATACAGCAGCAGCTAAGGCAAAACGTGAAGCTGAATTGGTGGAAGTAAAATCCAAATTGACCGGGCTTAATATCGAATTTAGTGATGATGAATCACTTGAAGATCTGCAAGCAAAGTTAGCAGCTGCTAAGTAATAAAGGCTAGGTGGCCATGTTCAAAGTCAAAGTTGAAATGTCAGAAAATCCAAGTTGGATTCTAAAACAATTCCAAAAGCAGGCGAATAAGTTTCTGGGCAAGGTTGAGATTGGCGCTTTTGGGATGCATAGCGGTAAACGTTCAATCACGATGCCAGATCTCGCAGCAATTCATGAATATGGTGCACCTAGCCGCAAAATTCCAGAACGATCGTTTCTACGTGCATCAATCACACTGAACCAAGGTAAATATGGCAAATATTTGTTGGGAGAGGTAAAGGACTTACTTTTACTTAGAACCACTCCTACAAAGATTAAGCAGGTATTAGGGATGCAAGCTGCGGCAGATGTGCAGATGTACATGGTGAATGGCAAATTTACGCCGTTGAAAGCTCAAACAATCAAGCGTAAAGGCAGCAGTAAGCCATTAATAGACACTGGCCAATTGAGACAATCAATAACATATAGAGTGGTGGATTAAATGTCTTACTTAACACGGGATGAGCTTATTGGTCGTTTTGGTGAAACTGAAATTGTCCGACTTGAACGTAATATTGCCAAAACAGATGGAGCTAACCCACCTACATCCGAACAAGCCATTTCGGATGCTGTTGAAATGGTGAACGGTTATATAGCTGTTCAATATCCATTGCCTTTGCCTGTTACAACTGAACCCGTTAAGCGTGCAGTTGCGGTAGTTGCACGATATTACTTGTACAAGGATAAGCCTACGGAAATTGTTCGGCTTGATTACGAAGATGTGATGAGTTGGCTTAAAAACATTGCAACTGGCAAAGCTGTTTTGAATTTTCCTGTGCAGGATGACCAACCAACACACCTATTTGGGACTGGAATATTTGTGGTGTAACTATGACGATAATTCAAGATTACTTCGCAGTTGAGCCTGTTTTGGTCGATCGAATTCAAACAGATATGCCTGAACTTGTAGAAGTTAATACGCCATTTACGATAGAGGCAATGCTTGAAGGTTCAAATAATGCACCCTCAGTCAGCGTGATTTATTTTGATGATCGTGTTAGTGAAAGTGTGGGCAATGGAAGTTCCGCAACTATATTTCAGCAATGGCTGGTAGTGCTATGTATTCGTGACGCAGGGGCTCAACTGCAAAATACAAACTCACTTCGGAAAGAAGCAGATCCATTCATTCGAAAGTTATTGGATACATTGCAAGGGTTTAATCCTCAAATAGCAGGCTATCGAATGTTTAAGCGAGCAAACTCACCTGTGCGGATCGGAAGCTCGCCAGGCTTTGCATATTTTCCATTTATGTTTGAAATACAAGTTTTTACATGAGGTATTTATGACCAAGCGATATAAAGCATTAAAACCAGTTGGCCCGTGGTCAAAGGGCGACACAATCGGGGATTTGCCGCAAGTGCAGATCGAAAAACTATTAAGCGATGGTTTGATTATTGAAGTCAAAACAGAACCAAAATTAACAAAAGAGGTAAAAGCCAATGGCTAAACAGTATATTTCGTTGCAAGGTAAATTGTACTTATCGCCGATTGTTGCAGGTGTTGCTGGGGCAGCTCGTCATGTGGGGAATGCGCCAGATTTCGAGATCGAGTTAGATGGCGATGTGATCGAACATCAAGAGTCTACAACGGGTCAACGCACCACTGATTTTATGATGACAAGAACTCGTAGCGTAAATTTTAAAGGTACTTTGGAAGAAGCAAGCAAAGAAAATATTGCTTATATTCTTAATGGCCAGGCAACAACTATTGCAGGCGGAACGGTGACAGCTAAGAATCTTGGCACGGTTGCCGTAGGTCAAGAAGTTGCTTTGGGTGGCTACAATGTATCGAATGTGGTTATCAAAGATTCAACTGGAACGCCAGTTGTTGTTGATGCATCAAAATACACTGTAGATGCTGCATTTGGAACGATTACATTTAACGATGTGACTGGTCTTACAATGCCTTTGACTGCTGACTTTACCGCAGGCACAGCTTCAGTTACTACAATCAATGATCAGGACAGTAAAGAATACGAGCTTACGTTCCGTGGTATCAACACAGTAGACAATAGCAAAGTCGAAGTGAAGTTGTGGCGTACTAAAAAAGATGCTTCTGCTACATTCCCATTGATTCATGAAGAACTTGGTTCTTATGAAATCAGCGGCATGGCGTTATCTGATGCAGAGAAAGGCAGTGACTCAAGTCTTGGCTTGTTTGGTCGTGTCGTGCAGATTGCAGCACCAGTTTAAGCAATACTTACAGGCACAGGGGCGCATTAGCGTCTTTTTTCGTGCCTGTATTTTTGGATTTTTTCTATGAATGACTTTTTTCTTTTAAACAATGAATCATTGCCACATGTATTTATTGGTCAGAATATTGAGATTAAGCAGATACAGATTAAGAATCTAAACCAGTTTGCTCAATTTGCAGATCCAATTAAAAAGCTAGAAAGTTATTCAATAGAAACAATCACACCTTTAATTGAGCCTCAGATGCTTAATATCATGGGTATGTGCTCATTGGTTACAACCATAAGCCCTGAATCATTTAATGAGAATGCAGGGCAATCTAGAATGATTGTTGAGCTTGTTTTAAAGATCATTGAAGTAAACGAGGCATTCTTTAAGAAAGATGAAAAAGAAACTGATAGTAAAGATTCAAGTTGGTTCGAGGCTTTTGCATATCTTGTGAAGATGGGGCATAGACACAACGACATTTTGGATTTGAGCTATGGTGCATTTCTGCAATATTTAAAAGAAGGTCATGCTGTCGAAAGGCAGCAAGTGAAGTCTTATGCAATTGCTCAGAGAATGGCATCTGGAGCAAACAAGAGAGATTGGGAAAAATACTTGAAGCAGTTGGATGGTTAATCTAGCTTAACACTAATTGAGTGTGTATAATTACACAATGAATAGCAAAGACATTATCAAGCGCTTGGAACAGGAAGGCTGGGTCAAGGTGGGTGGTAAAGGTGATCATGAAAAGTTCAAACACCCTGAGAAATCAGGTCATGTCGTGGTGCCGCATCCTCGTAAAGATATGCCTATTGGAACGTTGCGTAATATATACAAACAAGCTGGCTGGGAATGGAGGTAAATATGTTGTATCCAGTATATGTTCATAAAGACCAAGATTCTGCTTATGGATTAACTTTTCCTGATTTTGAGGGGTGCTTTAGCGCCGCTGATGATATGCAGGATGTTGCACGCATGGCTCAAGAAGCTGTGGAGGTGTATTTTGATGGTGAGGATTTAGAATTACCCGAACCATCAAGTCCTGAGCAGTGGGCTAATGATGATCGTTTTGTAAATGGTTACTGGTTGTTGGTTGATATCGATACTTCAAAGATTAATAGTAAGTCCGTACGTATCAATATTAGTATGCCTGAAGCATTGGTTAAGCGCATTGATGCAGTGGCAAAGAAACAACATTTGAGCCGATCTGCATTTTTGGCTAAGAGTGCGGAAATGGCGCTGCATTAATCGTAGAAATTAAGACGAAAGAAAAGCCCCATAAGGGGCTTTTTTTATTTAAGAACGGATGTATTGTCTACGCTCGCTAGGTGGTAAGAGCCATTCATAATCCTTTACTGCTTCCCGTAAAGAGTTACGTTTACTTTTATCTATATAACGCCAAGCAAGTGACCCACCGTCCGCAAAGTGACTATGAACTGAGCTTGCCATAATTGGACTCATCATGCGAATAGCATCACCAAATGTTCGCCACCATTCCGTTACCCAGATCATGTGTGATGCGAGTGCATGAATGTTTTGCAGATCGGCGCTGGTGAGTACTTGTTTATCAGCGTTGCTATACAAAGCAATCAAATGATGAACATACTCAACAGCCACGGGAATCTGATCATAAGGGATTTCATCAATATGGTTTGCATTGAATCGCTGTTTAATTATTTTCCATGCTTCGCTCACATTTAAATGCTTTGTTTTGGTTACAAGCAAGGCGTGCGCTTCATGGAGCGCGGTGCGTTCAGACTTATGAGTTTTAGCTAGAATCTCCTTACGGACAAAATAGCAATCCTCAAGTTGTTCGAATACTTCCCACGCTTGATCAGTGTCGAGCATCTTAGCGTGACGGGCTGCGCCTCGTTCCGTCCAGAGGGTTAAATTGCGCGAATTTCTACTGACTGTCTTTGAGTCAGTCAGTTGCTTAAACTCTTTTAACTCAGTACCCTCAAGTTTAAAGAAGTGTTTACCTTGAACAAAGCGATCCGTATTGCGGATATAGTTTTGTTGAATATTGTTTACATCTGTTCCATAAAAGTCAGCCAACATTGCTGTTGTGATTACTGGAACGGATTTGAAATTAATGATGGATACTTGCGTATCGTTGATTTGTGCTAAACTAGCCATGTCGATTTTCCTTGATTGAAGATTGATACAAAACCCCTCACAGACTGCCAAGAATGTTCGAGGGGTTTTGTTTTTGGCATAATTATTATGCCGTTGACAAAACTATAAAACGGCATAATAATTGTGTCAATAGTTTTTTCTGAGATTAAAAATGAAACGAGCGATTACTCAAGACGATTGGAAGCGTAGTCAGATTCGAATGCCTCAAGACAAGTATGACGAAATAATGGGGTATGCAAAGAACAATAACTTATCCTTTAACTCAGCCGTCTTGGAGCTACTAGATAAAGCTCTTAATTCGGAATCTCAAAAAAGAGGGGGATTAAATTTAATTGAAGAAAAAGATGATCGCTTATATAGAAAAGAAATTTACAATCAAATAAAAGAATTGGACTTTATAAAAGAGTTGGAGAAGGAGTATGAAGAAAAGCTCGATGTTAGAAAAATGAGAGTTGAGTATTTAGATGTTTTTGGGCAGTGCCATGTTTATTTGGATTTTGAAGATCATTTTGCAATGCGAAATGCTAGTGGAGAGTGGAGACATGCAAATGCTTTCGAGTGTTGTGATATGACAAATGGAATATTAGACGGAATGCAAACACTAGATTGATATTCATAAAAACAAACACCTCATTCGAGGTGTTTTTTATTGCCACATTTTTCGCCGTTTGTTAAATTATGTGAGATTAATAACAATTGGTTAACATTATATGAATAAGTTTTTATTATTAGGGGTGGCAACACTTTTATTATCTTCAAGTATTTTCGCGCGTGAAACAAACTCAATGCGCTCATCGTTTGAACTCGTTAGTGTTGGTGATAGTGAGGCGAGCTTATTGCAAAAAATGGGTAAACCAAAACCAAGATTTTTTGTATATCAAGATGGACGCTTTTCTTGTGCTGCTACCGAATATAAGTACGACATTGATATGCAGACCTATACTGTTTGGGTGTGTAAAGGCGAGATTTTCAAAATTGATGTAGTGAATAAGTGAGAAGAAGATGAAAAAAATATTAATTGTTTTTTCTTTGATCTTGTTTTCTGCTACTTCTAATGCTCAAGTTTATCAATGCAAAGTTAATGGCAGCTTGGTATTTCAAGATAAACCCTGCGCTGGAAGTAAAGAGCAAATTAAGCAAATACGAGATAAGCAAAAAGAGTATAAAGATGCTATAGCAGCCAGAGAAAAAGCTCAGAAAGAATATGAAGATAGGTTAAAAGTTAAGTCCACTTCAACCAACATGAGTTTTACCGAGTGTAAGAAAATGGCCTTATCTTCTCAATTGGCAGTAGCAGGTAATTATAAAACATCAGTTATAATCAATACACCCAAAGAATATATGGCAAGAATCTGCACTAATGATGGTAGTGTGTTACTAACATGTAGTGCAAGGGATGGAAAGCTAGTCACAACAACATCGCCTTATTGCCCGTAAGTAATATTAATTTTATGAAACCCGCCAAGTGCGGGTTTTTTAATACCTAATTTACCCAACAAACCGTAATACGTTTTAACCGAACCTGTCCTAGTGGCAGGTTTTTTTATGCCTGTAAAAAGGCAACCACTGGCTAGGCTGATCCCCGAAAAGCATACTTTTCATGTTCAGTGTGCCTGCCAGTTCTTTTTCTTTGAACATGAGCAAATAAGAGGAAATCTTATGAACATGATGACAACTATTAACTTTCGGTCATTTGTATCAAGCGAAAGTGGCGAACCAAGAACAACCAGTTATGCTATTGCACAAGCATTCAAAAAGCGGCCTCAGATGTATTGAGGGCTATTAAAAATATGAAATGCTCAATGAAATTCCGTGAGCGCAATTTTGCGTTTACCTTAGAAAACAAACAGATAGGTAATACGAAAAGAAATACAGGCTTTTATCAAATGACAGAACGTGGCTTCATGTTTCTTGTCATGGGTTTTAGTGGTGAAAAAGCCGATGCTATCAAAGAATCATTTATTGATGCATTTGAGTGGATGTCAAACCAAATAACTCAAACCTTCCAATCTAAATTGGCTAGATATAATCATATTGTCGGTTATCGCGAAAATCGCAAACAGCAAGTTAGTTGCTCAGCTAGAGACATGAACGCGTGGAAACATGAAAAGCATCCACTTGATCATGAAATAGCGCAATTAGAAAGAGAATTACAACCATCGTTACCATTTGCTAGTGAGGTCTTGTCATGAATCCAATTACAGACAACGCATACCTCATTTTTGCGTGCAAGCAGGTAGGCGATGGCGATGTAGAGGCTGATTTCATTATTGACGGCATTGTGTATGTTGTCGTGGCAGCATCTAAGGCCAATATGCTTAACCTTGCTGAAAAGCAGGGAGAAATAGAGGTTAAATTCCCAGAACATAAAATCATCATCACACAGCGACCATTGTTCAACTTAATTGAAACGCTGGATCAGCTTGAGCAATTGGAAGCCGCAATGATTGCAGATGGCGATCTGATTGATAGCAAGCCTACTGGCCGAATCGTTGATGCCTTTGATTGGAATAAAAAGCATGACGGAGCAAGACAGCGCGGACGCTGCTAAAGAGAAATCTAAAATCCAACGCCACCTACGGGTGGCTTTTTCATATCTGTAGGAAAATAAGATGGCTTCAAACAGTTTAGATTTCTTATTGAACTTACAAGCCAATACTTCAGGCTTTGACCAAGGTATCAACGGGGCAAAGTTTGCGGTAAATGCGCTTGTAGGTGCTATGGCTGCGCTTGGAATGGGGTTAGGTGTCAAAGAGCTTGCAGCAGCAGCAGACAGCTATGCAATGCTATCAGCCAAGATTCAGCAATCAACTAAAGATAGCGGAAACTTTGAGCAAGCGATGTCGGGCGTGCATCAAATCGCACTGCAAACAAACTCAACGCTTGATAACACTGGGGCACTGTTCACTCGCTTAAACACTGTCGCAAAAGACATGGGGAAATCCCAGCAATTTGCACTTGATATGACCAGTACCGTCACTAAAGCAATTCAGTTAGGCGGTAGCAGCACGCAAGAAGCAGAGGCGGCAGTTACCCAGTTTATTCAAGCCATGCAGGGCGGTGTACTTCGTGGTGAAGAATTTAACTCAATCATGGAGGGTGGTTACGGTTTAGCAGAAGCCTTAGCAAAAGGCTTAGGCGTGACCACTGGTGAACTACGCAAAATGGCTGAAGCAGGTGAGCTATCGGCAGAACGTGTACTAACAGCACTTGAAAAGCAAAAGGCTGGCGTGGATGCACAATATGCTGAAATGCCTTTAACTATCAGCAATGCACTTCAAAAAATCGCTACATCTTGGCAAATCTTAATTGGTGAGATGGATCAAGCCAATGGTGCAAGTGCAACGGTGGCTCAATGGTTGTCGGTACTTGCTGATAATTTAAATATTGTTGAAGCTCTTTTAAACGATATTGGTAACGGATTTGTATGGTTTGGCGATCAACTTAAAAAGATTGATCCGCAAACTATCGAAGCACTCAAGACAGCATTATTGTCTGCGTATGATGCGATTAAATCACTAGGCTCTACAATTGGAACAGTATTTGAAACTACAGTTGACGTAATTAATACGACTCTTGGGCAAATATTTAATTTCTCTAGTGGAATTGATTCTGCAACTGATAAAACCAGTGGTTTTACTAAAGCACTTCAAGCTGTAAATGTGGTTTTTGGATTTATTAGTGATGGATTCAAAGCTTTAAACATTGGTATCAATTTAATCATTGGTGCTGCTTATGATGCGGCGGGTGCATTTAGTTACTGGAAATCAAAAATAACTTTTGGTGATACATCAGCTCAAGCTGTAAAAGATTTTGAAGTAATGAGTGCGAAAGCACAGGAGTATTACAAAAAATCATCCGATGCAGCGGTGGAGTTTAAATCTGCTGGTGTTGAAGCAATTCGTCAGATTGGTTTAACTCAAGATCAGAAAAACGCCGAACGTATTACCAACAACCAAAAGACACTCACTGATCTAAAAGCGCAAGAAGCTCAACATGTTTCTGACTATAAGGCCATTAGTGATGAGCGTATCAAGCTGCAACAGCAATTGGTTGATGCTCGAAAATCAGGTGACCAATCAGCGATTGATGCGGCGGTTGCAGGGCTTGCTGAACTTGATAAGAAAGAGAAAGCTTATCAGGCTGAAAGTAAGAAAATCAGTGATGAAAAAATCAAGGCTGCACAGGATTGGGTAAATGCTCAACTTACAGCAATGGATGGAACTGTTAAAGCTGCTGATGCTGCAACACAAAAAACATTGCAAACAGCTATAGCTGCTCAAGGTTTAGCAGTTGAGTTTGATAAAACTGGCAAAGCGATTGTCAAAGCGATTGAGCAAGATGCAGGCGGTGCGGTTGTTAGTTTAGAGACACGACTAGGACAAGGTCGTAAAGCTGCTGCTGTGTTTGGAATTGATCTTGATACTGCGCTAAACAAAGTATCTGATGGGTTTACAGCAAAGAAATCTTCGCTTGATGATTTTGCTAAAAATCTTGAGTCACTCGGTGCAACAGGTCAACAAGCCGCAGATTTGACATACAAAGCATGGCAAAAGTGGCTAAGTGAAGCCAAAAGCCCAGCCGAAGTGGATGCAGCGATTGCAAAACTAAAAGAGTTGGCTGCACAAGGTAAAATTACGGGCGAGCAATTAAAGGTAGGTATTGATCTAGCAAAAGCATCAGCTAAAGACTTATCTCCTGAATTGGATGCTGCACGAGAAGCAGGCAAGGCTTTAGGCATTGATATTGATAAAACTGCAAATATCATGTCGCAAGGCTTTGGTCAGGGTAGCGCAAATCTTGATACTTTAAAGCAAAAGCTTGAAGAGGCAGGAATCACTGGTCAGGAAGCATCAAACACCCTTTATCAAGGTTGGCAAGCGTGGCTAGAAAAAGCGGATAGTCAGGTAGAAATTGATGCAGCCAAAGCCAAGTTAATTGAGTTTGAAAAACAAGGTGTTTTATCTGCTAAGCAAGTAGAAATGGGTATGCGTTACCTTGATGAAGTGAATGGGAAATTACCCCAAAATATTTCAGAAGTGGAAAAAGCGTACAAATTACTTGGTATTACATCAAGAGAAGAAGCTAATAAAATGGCTGATTCTCAAGTGAAAGCATTTAATGTAATGATGAATAGTGGGACGGCATCAGCAGAAAACATCAAACAAGCATTGATTAATATGGCTGATAAGATATATGCGTCTGGTGATGCTGCAAAAATTGCATGGTATGAAGCTAAACTTTCAGCAAATGGACTTCAATCATCAGTTGATAGTTTGGGCAAAGCCTCTGTTAAATCAATGGACGAACTGAATGATTCAGTAGATCGTGTTGGGCGGACTGCAAGCGGATCAGCAGCGCAAGGATTCCGTCAACTTGGACGTGTTGCCAAGCAAGAGGCAGAAGAAGTTGCCGAGACTTGGGAGCAGGCGATGGCTCGGATTGACAAGCAACGAAAGGCACAGGCAGCAGAAACAGCCAAAGGTCTAGGTCAGATGGCTGATGGTCAAGCTCAAATGGCGCAAGACTTCTATAATCAATTGATTGCTGGTGGTATGGAGCAAGGGCGAGCCGAGGCATTGAAAAGAGAAGCTATGGTTAAGATGGGTAATCAGTTGCGTGATGCTCTAAGTGGCGGAACAGCTCAGGGTCGGATTGATGCACTAACTGGGCGAAATTCATCAAAAGACTGGATGGATAATATTCTCAAGTTACAGAGTAAATCTGGTTCTGTGTCTGCGAGTGCGCCTAAAACACCATCTACACCCAACATTCAGCCGCCTGAGACTTCACAGATCAAGATGCCAAATATTGATGTAGAGCCAAAATCATTAGCAACCTACAAGTTTGAATTTGGCGGTAAACAGTTTGAATTACAAGGTGATTCTTCTCAGCAAAATGTGATTGATGAGTTTTTCCGAGAAATGGAACAAGCTAAAAAACGGTGGTAAATCATGCGATTAATACGAAAAGCAACATCCCAAACCGTCCCACTTGAGGACGGTTTTTTATGGTCTGACGAATTTGATTGGAAGCCGATTGAGCAAAATCAAGAGCGTGCAATTGATGGTGCGCTGATTGTTCAAGAGGGTAAGAAGAAGTCTGGACGACCAATTACGCTATCACCTAGTGACGGGCAGGGCTGGATCAAACGTTCTGATCTATCAGTCATTCAAGACTGGTCGGCACTGCAAGATGAGCAATTCACACTGATTTTTGAATATCCACACGATACACGTCAATTCAATGTGATTTTTAATCATAGCGATGGTGCGATTAATGCCAAGCCAGTAATGGGATTTCCAACAGTGTCAGATGGTGACTATTACGAAGTCACATTGAAATTTTTAGAGGTCGAAGATGCCGATTGAAACCAATAATCTAGTTTTATATAAATCTGAGCGTTTGACTGATACCAGTGATGGCGGTGGCAAATATAGCGGTCAAGTTGTCATTGACGGGGAAAGCAATAATCTTTTCCCTGATGTTTCGGAACTTGATAGAACAATGGGCCGTGTATCAATGCGAAAGATTTTCGCAGGCGTGACCAGTGATGATACAGATGCACTCATGGGTTCAACTGTATTCATTTCAAAGAATCCAGATGATCCGAACGTTTCAGCACTTTTATTTAGCACTAAAAGCCATACTGATACCCGTGACGCTGCACAGAATCGCTTGGAAAACTATCTCGCAAAAGGTGCGCAGGCAGTAGGTTCTCTACTTGATACCGCATATTCTGGAATGAAATCATTTCAGGTGGCGATGGGTAAGAATGAAACTGAGAATAGTATTGGTGATACGATTGTGCTTGTGGTGGATGAGGGGACAGTCAACGAGTTTGCTCAGTATGTGCGTATCACTAGCGTTGAAACCCGTACAGCAACTCTGCGTGTGAACAACAATGATGTTGAGTACAAGATCGCAACATATTCGTTTCAAGACCCATTGTCCCGTGATTTTGTTGGTGTTACTGCATCTCAGTGGTACAACAATGTCAAGCCAGCCACCACGTTACGCGATTCAATCGTGGCTGATGCTGGGGTTTATAACGCAAGTGTTGCGCTGGCGGATGATGTTGCTGTGGGGGGGTTCACGGTTCAAGCTAAGTCTGTTTTTTCTCAGTTGATTCCATCCTCTCAAACAGAAACACCACTGCTTGATCTAAATGCAGTCAGTGAAAATCCTGCTTTAATTGCAGGGAATAGCGGAACAATCACAACGCAATTTACAACAAACGTAAACACGGCACAGAGTTTATACATTGGTTCAAGTGTGATGCCAGCAAGTGTTGCATTTACCTTGTTTGGGCAGGCTATTACAGACAATGGCGGCACATTAAGAACAGCGACAGGTACTCAAGTTGGTACGATTGACTATCAAACAGGGCATATTGTGTGGACCAATGCGATTGGTTCGGGCAATGCAACTATCAGTATCACATTTAAGCCTGCATCAGCACCCGTACAGCCTTTTGAGTCATACGCTTTACCCGTAACCCAAAACAATCAGGGCACAAACTGGACGGGGGTTTTAGTTCCGATTCCTACACCTGGCGCTTTGAGTGTGTCATTCATGTCGCAAGGTAAGTTTTATACTCTGAAAGACAATGGAACTGGTCGCTTGGTCGGTGCAAATGAATCTATTGGTAGCGGTTCAATCAACTACAGCACAGGTACATGGCTTTTAACTACAGGGGCTTTGCCCGATGTCGGAACGCCGATCTTGTTGCAATGGGGTAGTCCGATTACAACTTTTGCCCGTGCTGATTTGTCAGTGGCACCTGCTGGGGTGGATTTCCAACTATTCCATAACGGAATTGCCAGCTTAACTGCGACTTGGTTATTAGAGGGTGAAACCAAAACCGCAACTGTGAATAGTGCAGGTCAGTTCACGGGTGATGCAACTGGTTTTATGACTTTTAACACAGGCAAAGGTCGATTAATACCGAACAAGTTGCCACAGAAAAATACTGTTTTCACACTTACTTATAATTATGGTGAGGGTAAATCGCAAACTAAGACTGCAACGCCTGATGAGAATCAAAAATTGACTTTCACGATTGGAACTGGTGTAGCAATTCAGCCAAGTTCGGTGGATCTTGAGATACCGCTGTCAATGGCGGTTGGGGGCTACCCAGTCAGCACAGTAGCATTGCATGATGTTCCAGTGGATGGGACGACTGGAAATCTTGTAAATGATTTTGGGGTTGTGATGGGCACTATCATTTATGCCACAGGGGTATGTGAAGTCACGCCAACAGCAATAACGGTGCTATATCAAACAGTTTATACACCAGTCACTAGCTATATTTCGGGGTAATTATGGGTAATGCTATTCCAGCTCCAATTGAGTTTAAATTTCCACAGTCGTCAGAGGTAACGCGTGTCGAGCACACACTAAAAGCCTTTAATCCTACAACTATACAAGTCAAATATCGCGATAGTTCAGGTACAGGTAGCAGCTCAACAACAGTTACAGCCGACAAGCTCAAATTTGATCTAACACAGGGCTTTGATGAGCAAATCTTATCGAGTTCTGTGCGCTTTAAATTGGGTGCTGATACCTTTGTTGATCGAACTGGGCTTTTATATCGTAATGTGGATTCAGGCACAGGATCAGGCACACAATCA